AGAAGAAGCGCAACGCCTGATTATTCGTACGTTCATCCCATTCGGGACGCATGCTGCCTAACCATGGAACGGGGGTTAGGTTTATCTTGTACGAACTCATGTCTATCAACCTTATTCGTTTCCTTGCATCACAGAAAAAGCGTGCAGAACGCTATCATACTGATGCGCTCCGCTACCGTGGTGTAGTGTATAAAGAGATCGACTGATGGTGAAGGGGAGGTTCGATTCCTCCCCCAGTCATTGGCATTGGCCCTTACGAGGATACCCTTTGCCGTCATGACGGTGGGATAGACCACAAAAATTGGCTACAAATTTTCTAAACGTTTAGAGTTCGATTACATTTAATTTACTCTTTTAACAATGGCTAACGCAACTCAGTCAGCCCTGGGTAGGATTAACCTATCCACCGGTACTGGCTATGATGGCGCAACTGACAAGTATGCGCTATACTTGAAGCTCTTCTCTGGTGAGATGTTCAAAGGCTTCCAGCACAACACGATCGCTCGTGACCTCGTCATGAAGCGCACCCTGAAGTCTGGCAAGAGCCTCCAGTTCATCTACACTGGTCGCATGGATAGTTCCTTCCATACGCCTGGCACCCCCATTCTTGGTTCGGGTGATCCCCCGGTGGCAGAGAAGACTATCAACGTTGATGACTTGCTCATCAGCTCTGCTTTTGTGTATGATCTCGATGAGACCCTGGCTCACTACGAACTGCGTGGTGAGATCTCCAAAAAAATCGGCTATGCTCTCGCAGAAAAGTATGACCGTCTGATCTTCCGTGCTATCGCTCGCGGTGCACGTAAGGCTCACCCCATCAGCGCATCCGGTAAGGTTGAGCCCGGTGGTACCCAGATCCAAGTTGGTACTGGTAACGGTGCTCTGTCTGATGCTCTTGATTCTGCTAAGATTGTGGCAGCCTTCTTTGAAGCTGCTGCTGTCTTGGATGAGAAAGGTGTGTCTCAAGATGGACGTGTTGCCGTCCTCTCTCCTCGTCAATACTATGAGCTGATCGAGAACGTCTCGACCAATGCTCTGATCAACCGTGACGAGCAAGGTACTGGTCTGCAAACCGGTCAGGGCATCCTGTCCATCGCCGGTATCAAGATCTACAAGTCCATGAACATTCCGTTCCAGGGCAAGTATGGTACCAGCTCCACCATCGACAACGCTGGCTCCTTCGTGGGCGAGTCTGTTGAAGATGGCCGGGACTCCGTCACCGGTATCAACAACAACTATGGTAACTCCACCTCCTTCGCCAAGTCCTGCGGACTTATCTTCCAGCGCGAAGCAGCCGGTGTGGTTGAAACCATTGGACCCCAGGTGCAAGTCACCTCGGGCGACGTCTCCGTGATCTATCAGGGTGACGTGATCCTGGGTCGTCTCGCCATGGGCGCTGACTACCTGAACCCTGCTGCTTGTGTTGAGCTTCACGCTACCAGCACTGCTGACGCAGCATTCTGATCTCTTTGGGGCTCCTTCGGGAGCCCTTTTTTTATATCATGGCAACTCCTTCTTACGCTTCATCCACCGAACTGGATGCTGTTAACTCTATTCTAATGAGTGTCGGAGAAACTCCGGTCAACACATTAACCACCCAAAGCCCTGAAGTCGCTATCGCGCAAAGCACGCTCCGACAGGTATGCCGTGAAGTTCAATCTGAGGGCTGGGTGTACAATACAGAATACGAAGTACCCTTCACTGTTGACAGTAACGACGAGGTGGTGATTCCTCCTGCTGCTCTTCAGGTGGATGTTAACAAGTATAAACACACAGATACCTATGACGTCTCTAGGCGTGAAGGTAAGCTGTATGACCGGTACAATCATACATTTAAATTTACAGACGAAGAAATCTTGTATGTTGATGTAGTTTGGTTCTATGAGTTTGATGACATTCCTCAAGCTTTCCGCGACTACATCACTGCTCGTGCTGCTCGTCAAGCTGCAGGTCGTATGGTCAGCGATGCTGATACTATTAAGATTCTGCAGATTGATGAAGTAAACGCTCGTGCAAATGCTATTGAATATGACACCCAGCAGGGTGATTACAACATGTTCAATGACGCTCGACTGCGTAGTCCTTATACTGCCTACAAACCGTTCCAAGCTCTTAAACGATAATGCCAGCAGTCAATCAACGTATTCCAAACTTCTTGGGTGGTGTATCACAACAACCCGACTTTATCAAGTTTCCTGGACAACTTCGGACTTGTCACAATGCACTCCCTGACGTTACCTTTGGTTTGGTTAAACGACCAGCAGGTGAGTACGTTGGCAAACTAACTGACGCTGAAGATGGCGGTCAGTGGTTTGACATCATTCGTGATGATGACAACAAGTATATCGTTCAAATCACCTCAGGTAATAGTCCTGAAATTATTGTATGGGATTTGTCCGATGGTTCTAAACAAACAGTTAACGTTGCTAGTGGGGCTAATCTCAACTACCTTACTAGAACCACTGGTAGCACTAAGCCCTACGGGCTTCTTACTATTAACGATTACACTTTTATTGCTAACCCTGATAAAACTGTAACCAAAGCAAGGACTACTCCGTCCTTCCAAAGTCACTATGGTTTTGTAACTGTAGACTCCGTTGCTTACAACAGTGAGTATGTAGTTTCTTTGGGTAACTCTACCCTGACCTCTAGTACTAAGTACAGAGCAGAGTCTCTTACGGTTGTTAAGGCAGGGACTAGCAGCAACACATGGGAACAAAGCAGTGATACCGCACAGTACACTGGACAGACTCAGTTCTTCAGTACGGCTACAGGTAGCAATGGTGTTAAAGGTACTGTAACCGTTAACGCACAGATCATTCAAACTAACACACCTGCAGCAGGTACTGATCCTACCTACAAGACTCGTTATACCGCACAGGTTGTCTTGCAAGACACAGGTGATGACGTCACAAACGGTACAACTATTACAGTTGCTGTGGGTGGTCAGAACTACACAGTTACTATCAGTGGTGTATCTTCTTACCAAAGCTACTCTGACAGCAATGCTGCAGTGTATCGTACGCCAAGGAATGCTAACAAAGGACAGATCACTGTTGACAGTGTTCTAGGTTCTCTCAAGACTGCTATCGAAGCTAAGTACTCTACTGTTACAGCTACCCCTACTGGTAACGGTTTGTTCTTGAGTGCTACTGCTGCCTTCAACGGTATCACCGTTCGTGGTGGTGTAGCAGGTGATGGTATGTATGCTTTTACTGAAACTGTACAGGACGTTAGTAGGCTACCTAACTTTTGTAAGGATGGTTATCTGGTCAAAGTCTCCAACACAGAGAACGCCCAGGAGGATGATTACTACGTAGAGTTTGTAGCTGACGATGGTAACATTGGTAGTGGTGTATGGGAAGAGACTGTAAAGCCTGGTATTGATGCAGGTTTTAATTACAGCAACATGCCTCATGCTTTGGTGAATAACCTAGACGGTACGTTTACCTTTACTACTCTTGACCCTACGAACGAACCTGACAACCATTGGGTAGACCGCAAGGTAGGTGATGAGCTTACTAACCCAATGCCCACATTTGTGGACAAAAAAATTTCTCAGCTTTTCTTCTACCGTAACAGGCTAGGACTGATTGCTGATGAACAAGTTGTCATGAGTCAGCCTGCTGATTATTTCAATTTCTTTGTTGAGTCTGCTCTGACCGTCAGTGATGCTGATCCTATTGACCTTGCTACTTCAGACACCAAACCTGCTCTAATCAATCACGCTCTGCCTGTGCAGAAAGGTGTGATGCTTTTCAGTGAAAACGCACAGTTCATGCTGTTTACTGACTCTGAGCAGTTTAGTCCTAAGACAGCACAGGTCAAGAAAGTAGCTGCTTATGAGTGTAGTCCAGAAGTCAGTCCTGTAGACTTGGGCACATCAATTATGTTTGTGTCTAACTCTTCTTCCTATGCCAAAGCTTTTGAGCTGGTCATTGGAAGTGAGCTGGCTGCTCCTAAAGTTATTGAACAGACTAGGGTTATTCCTGAGTTTGTGCCTAATGACATCAATGAGGTTGCTTCTTCTACACAAGCAGGTATTGTAACTTATGCCAAGACAGGTACAGACACTCTGTATCACTACAAGTACTACAGTGCTGGAGAACGTAGAGATCAGTCTGCCTGGTACACCTGGGGACTAGAAGGTAACCTAAGTCACAGTCTCTATACTAGCGGTAACTACTTTGCTGTAACCAAACAGGGTACACAGTATATCCTATGCCGCCATGAACTGGTGACTGATGCTTCCTCTAACCGTAGCTATGTGATTGGATCTGGTACTGTCGGATCTCCTCTCAGTATTGCTCGTAAGTTTGAGGCTCTCCTAGACAACATGTTTGTCCCTGCATCAGGCGATAAGGCTGTGTCTAATGGAAACACCACCATTACTCTCCCCTACACCGTACAAGGCGGTACAAACAACCTTAAGATGGTTGTACTGTCTGGTACAGATAAAGGCTATGTGACGGCTCCTGACAGCGTTTCAGGAAGTACAGCTACTTTTAATAAGATTGATGTGTCCAGTGCTGACGTTGCTGTAGGATATGCCTACACTATGGAAGCACAGCTACCTTCTTACTACTACAAAGTCTCAGAAGGTCAGTATGACATCAATGGAGACCTACGTATCAATAGGTTCAACTTTGAACTTGGTGTCTCTGGTCCCCTAGAGTTCCACCTGGAAGCTGACCAACACGCAACCTATGTACAATATGAGTCAGGTATTGTTGCTAGTGCTAACGCTACTAACAGCATTCCCTCTGCTCTGTACAAATCAGTTAAAGTTCCTATCTACAAGAAGAACACTAAGTACACCTTGACTGTCAAGGTACCCGATCCGTTTACCACCACCATTGTCTCAGCCAGCTGGGACGGACGTTATGACACAAAACGGCATATACGCCGGTAAATACATCAAACCATGCACCGCTCAACTAGCTTTTGATGTAGGTGAAAACCTGCGTTGGGAAGATAAGAGAGAAGTGGAAGGAGTTACAGGACTGTCAGCTACGGCTGCGGTCCTGGAGTCCTACTACTGCTCCTCTTATTCTGTGTACTTCACGGTGCCCAACGGCAAGGCTGCCGGTGTGGCAGGCGTGACTCCAGACAACCGTATCTGGATGTTATGCACACAAGCTAGCGAGGAGTATCCTCACACATTTGTAAGAGAAGCAAGAAGGTGGGTGAATAGCCTACCTTATCCTTATGTTGGCAACCACGCTGACATGAGAAATGAGAGTCACATCAAGCTTCTTAAACTTCTAGGGTTTACATTCCTTAGATACTATACTATTAACGGTGTACCTCTTATTGAGTTTATGAAATTATGTGCGAACCAATAAGTGCAACTTTAGGCGTTGTCTCTGCTTTGGGCTCAGGCATGCAAGCTATTGGAGCGCATCAGCAACAATCTGCTGCTGTTGCCCGCTCTAACGCCATTGCACAACAACAATACCAGCGACAGCTGCAGATCTCTGCTGCACAAGATCAAGAAAAAGCACGTACCTACGAAGCACAACTAAAGGCAGCTACTGCTTCTAGAAACGCTTACCATCGTCAAGTTACTGCAAACCAAGCTGAGGCCAACCGTGCTTTGGCTGCCTCTGCTAACAACCTTAAACAAAAGTCTGCAGCTGCTGCCTTTGAATCACAGCGTGCTGTAGCAAAGGCTGTACAAGCTCAAGGCTCTGTACTGGCTACAGGTAGGTCTGGTCAGTCCTTCCTCCTGCAAACCATGGACTCTCAACGTGTTCTGGGCCTGGAGCAGGCTGAGATCAACCGTAGCATGTACGATGCTAGCGCAGCCTCTGGTGTTGAACAGCATGGTATTCTGCTTGACCAGAACGCTGCTAACGTTGCAGCATGGAACAACCTCCCCGCTAACCCCCTGTCACCACAAGCTTCGTTCATTCCTATCAAGCCTATGAAGCAACAAGGACCTTCTGGTCTTGCTTTGGCTGGTAGTTTGATTGGCTCTGCTGCTGGTGGATTTAGCGCAGGTCTGGGAGCTTACGACACTATGGCTAGTAACAAACTTTTTGGAGTAGGAGGCTAAACTAAATCATGCCGTATCAAGGAAGTTCACAGTCCGTTGGATTCCGTAATCGTCAGGTCATTGACCCCTCTAAGCGTATGCGTGAAGAGGCTGCTCAAATTAAAGAGCAGGGACGGGAACGAATTCAAGGAATGAGGGAGCAAGCCTCCCAAGAAATCCAAGAGATGAAGCGTGTCAGTGATCTGCAAGCAAGCAATGCTCGCTATGAACTGAACGCTCTCGCAAAATTCAGCAACAGCATCAACACACTCTTACAAGAGACTGTTGTTGATCAAATAATGGAAGATCGTAAAGAGCAGGTAAACCGTGGCATTGAGCTGTTTGCCACTGACCCTGAAGGTGTTCGTCAAGAGCGTGAGCAAACAGAGGCTGCTGTTGAACAGCAACGTGCTCTTCACGATAAAATTGAAGCAGAAGCTCAAAAAGCTCCTACAACCGAAGCAGCTAACCGAATCCGCAGCCTGTCTAAGTATGAACAGATGGGCTGGGACTTTGCTGCCATGCGGGAAGCTGCTAACGGCTGGGATGCCCACCGTGAAGCTGAGCTGACTACCAATGAAACTGTTCTACTAGATCATGACGGAACGCCTTTTGTTCTGAAAGATTATGATCCTACCAGCTTGGATCAATATGACATTGCTGTCCGTTACCTGCAGACAGAGTATATTGATTCTCACAACCCTAAAGGTTTTAACGCTGCTATCCGTAACACTACGCTTACTGCTCCTATCCTAGAGCGGTCTGCAACTGCACGTAAGCAGGTGGTTCAAAAGGTTAATTTTGACCGTGCTGCTCAAGCTGTTGATGCTGAGGAAAACCTTTTGGCTGCATCTTTCCGTGGTGACCCTGGCGCTCCTGATCCTGCTAAACAGATCATCACTTTTATGGAGTCTACCCATAAGCACTTTGATACAATGGGTGCTCAGCGGGGCGGACGTGTTGCTGCACGTACTCGTGTACTTAACATTGCCAACACCATTATTGAATCAAGTGATGACGCTAGAGGAACAGCTGCACAAGTTATTACTGCTTTAAAATCAGCTAAAGTTGAAGGCCATCCTAGTGGCGCTAAAACTTTGTTTGAGCTGTATCAGGATGAGTTTAGTGAGCAAAAGCTCCTTGCAAAAGGTATTGAAGCAGACTATGCTCGCAACACTAGGGAACTTCAAGAACGTCGGATTCCTGCTGACGAAGAGTTCAGAGAACTTATTGATCTGCTTCCTAGCCTTAGTGAGACAGATCGTGTCATTGAAATTGCAAAATACGTAAATAAGTATCCTATCTTTACAGACAACCACACTAAACTTACAGGTAGTCTTGATAACATCAGGCTTAACCCAGAGCGTTCTAAAGAGTACCTAGAAGATCTTCGTTCACAGAACGGAGAACAACCTGTTGCTTTGAGTGAAGTTGCAGACAAGCTAGATCCTGAGTTCCTTAAACAAGCTGTACAAGACGGTCTTGTTGAAGAAAATTACTTTGGTTCTGATTCTCCTAATGCAGTCAAAGCTGCACAAACTCTTGTTACGCAGGCTGTCTCTGATGTAGGTAAAACCAGCATTAGTGGTGAGCTGACAGGAGCAGCTAGTGATCTTGCTTTAAGAACCGCTTTGGTTAGGTTGGAAAAAGATGCTCGTGCTATCTACAAACTAAAAGAACAGGAAGGCAATCCTATTACTCAAGCTGAGGCTTACACTCTGGCGTCTAAAAACCTTGTTGTAGAAATTGACGGCGTTAACGATAAGAAGAGTAAGCTTTATAATATGAAGAGTGATTTTTACTCTAGCCCTGGTGATCCGTTTCCTAACCTTGTTTCAAAACTACCTTCTGACTATGTTCAACAAGTTTCCGCTATTGAAAACGCAAAGAAAATTGTTAGCAACGGTAAAAGTATTAGGAACACTCTGCTTGTCACCACTCCTTCTGATTTGGAGCTTAACGACAAAGGAGTCCCAACGCCTCTCATTGACAAGCTAGCTGGCCTTGAAGGCGTGACTTCGATTGAGATGTTAAATGCTCAACGCAAATTAGCTGGTATTAAAGAACCTGTTAAACTTGACCCCAACGCACAACTGCTTACGGATACTCTAAACAAGTACCCTCACCTTAAAACCCTACTAGCTCAGGACAAGAGCCCTGCTACTGTCAGCCGCGTGCTGCGGGAAGCTGGTATTCCTGAGGTTCGTGCTTTGAGGAAGGCTATTGGTATTCAAGAGTCAAACAACAGGTATGACGCTCACAACGATGATGCTCATGGTCCTGACTTTCCTGCTTTGGGTAAGTACCAAATTATGTGGTACAACCTAAACTCAGCAGCTAACAAAGCGTTTGGAGGCCCTGGTACTAGCTGGGCTAAAGAACTTGGTATGCCTGAGAAAGCTACTATGAATGGTTTTCTTAGGGACAAGATGTACCAAGAACGTATGGTAAACAAGAAGTTTGACCAATACATTCAGATGGCTGCTAAGCAAAGCGACGATCTTGAAACTATTATTCGTATGGCCGCTGCTGCATGGTATGGCGGACCAGGAGCTATGGAACATTGGGACAACCCGAACTACGGTGGAGGTGAAGGATACCCTAGCATGCAAGAGTACACCACTTCAGTCTGGAGCCGTTATTGATGGAAAACGAATTTAATACCATACAGCCTACAGCTTCAGACTATTTAACAGGTAACGTTGACGCTGAAACATATTTAAAGGCTGGTCAACAAATTATACAAGAGGAGTTACAGCCTCAAGTAGAACAGTTAAATGAAGAAGAAGCTGAGGAAGAAGAAACTCAAGACCCTACATTTATGAGTGAAGCTGGAGCCGCCCTGGTGGGTGGCGCAGCTGATGCTGTAGAAAGCGTAGGTGGCTTTGCAGAGCTTACAGGTGATACCCTGAAGACTTCTTTTAATACTGTCTTTGGTCGTCCTATTGATGCTACCCAAAACCCATTTGATAGCCGTTACCAAGCAAATGATGGTGGTTGGTTGGATCTACCTGATGAGTGGATCCCTGAAAACCAAACCGGACTTGGCAAACTTAGCCGAGGATTGGTGGAGTTTGGTCTGCTGACTCTGGCTACTGGTGGTGCTGGTAAAGCTGTTGGTGCTGTCTCTGGTGTTGGTAAAGCTGTAGGCGCATGGCAAACCTATAGTAAAGGTAACCGTGCACTGCAGTTTGTAGGAACCGCAGGTAAGGTTGGTCTGGAAGGTGGTGTTGCTGACCTTGTGTCTAGCAGCTCTGAAACCGGTAACATGGCTAACCTGCTCCATGAGCACACTCCTTGGATTGCTCCGTGGTTTACCAGCGCCCTTGCTGTTGAACCTGAGGACAACCCCTGGCTGTCACGTATCAAAACTGTGACTGCTGGTGCTGGTCTTAACTGGGTAGGTTGGGGTATCAGCTCCTTTGCTAAGGGAGCTTGGACTGCAGCTCGTGCCCGTAAAGCTGGTAAAAGTGTAGATGAGGCCAACGATCTGGGTAACCAGGCAGCAAAGGAAGAGTACGAACAGCTTGAACTGTTCCACCAAAATGCTCGTAATGCTGAGTCTAAGCAGAAAGCTGCCGAAGGCTATCAGGGCGTTGACCCTGACCTGACTCCTGAGCGTTACAACCCTTCTGATACTGCGTTTACTAATCCTAGTAACGAGGATCTTCGTACCAGACACCACGTTGCTGATGCTATCAATGACATCAAAAACGGTGGTGAGGGCATGAGCTATGAACCTCTCCTTACTAACACGGCATGGCGTCAGATTACTCGTGGTGACAAGAACATCAGCGCATACCTCAAAGATGTGGTTGATGATCTTGCTACTGAGGTATTCCAAGAAAAGGGTAACACCCTTAACCACAAAGAAGTCAAAGAACTGATCGTGCGTCAAACGTACGAAATGACTAAGTTCCTTGAGAATGGTGGTGATATTGCTGAAAACTTCTCTAAACTTTTTAGTAGAGACGCTCCTAACGTTCGTATCTATAGAAACGAAGGTAAAGAGATTGTGACTGGTACGCCTGCACAAAAGGCTGCTCTACAGCTTACCATCAACTCTTTGATGAAACAAGCTCAGGGTATTGCTACAGGCGCTATCCACATCGCTGACGACACCACGGTGTATCGCCAAGCTTCTATGGTTTTTGAGAGTGCACGTATTGCTCTTAAGGAACACAAGAAGATTGGTTACATGTGGGGCCTTGACGGTAAGCAGATGCAGACAGGTCTTGTACCTGAAAGCATGATGAACAACGCCAAGGAAGCCATGAAAAAGATCGACGAAGACGTTGATCGCTATGTTGATGAGCTTGTTCGTCTTACCGATGAAGGTGATAATGAGGGTGTCAAAGCTCTGATGGAGATGCACGCTGTATCTCGTGGCAAGGTTACTATTCTTGATCAACTCCAAGAGTTCTTTACTGCTCGTATTAACGGTGGTGAGATTGATGGTGTTAAAGTCAAGGGTGAACTGCGTCAGCAAGTACAGTCTACTTTCTATAACTCTGTTCTTAGTGCTGTTACCACTCCTGTAAAGGCTATCTTTGGTACCAACATGATTGGTATCTTGCGTCCTTTCCAGGCTTATGCTGGTGCTAGCATTGGTCAGATGATGAAAGGTCAAGCTCCTAATGCTCGTGAGATGGCTATTGCAGCTGCTCAGATTGACGCTTTGGGTAAAGCCTTTGCTGAAGGTTTCCAGATGTTTAAATATACGTGGGACTCAGGTATCCATAACAAACAGCTTCCTTACGAAACTCGGTTCGACATTGAGAAGGATGTTGCTAATTGGAAGGCCATGGGCCAGTATGTTGAGAAGTATGGAACTGATTCCCAAAAGATTGCTTACAAAGGCATTGACGCTGTACAGACTTTCAACAACTCACCTTGGGTGAAGTACAGCCAAAACGCTATGGCTGCTGGTGATAGCCTTGCACGTACCTTGATTGGTCGCATTGAAATGCGTATGCGTGCTGCTACTGAAGCTGCTGACGAAGGTATTGAGCTGAGTAAACTTACGGACTACGTTAAAAACACTGAAGAGAAATTTAGGGACACCATCTTTAAAAAGAACAGAGATGGTAAGTATGTTGTGACTGATGCTGCTACTAAGATGGCAGGCGATGAAGCAGCTATGACTCGTGCCCTAGAAGGTAACATGATGGGTTGGGAGATGATTGGTCGTATCCCTGGTATGACTGCTTTCTTCCCGTTTGTCCGTACTGGTTTTAACTCTCTGGATCTGGTGTTTAAGCATACCCCTCTGGAAGCGTTCAGGACTCGTTACCAGGACATCATGAATGGTAAGAACCTTGAAAAGTATGGCTTGACTGAAGCTACATTGCCTCAGGCAAAAGCTTTGATGGAAGGCCGTATTGCTATGGGTTCTACAATCATGGGCATGGCTACCATTGCTGCTATGGCTGGTAACATGACTGGTGACTATCCTTACACCAAGGAAGATCGTGATGCATGGCAGATGGCTGGTATCCAACCTTATTCCTTTAAGTTTGGCAACACCTATGTTTCTTACAAGAACCTAGAACCGTTCAACACTCTGTTTGCTATGGCAGCTAACATGGTGCAAAACGGTGATATTCTTGGTGAATCCTACATCGACAACGGAATGAAGAAGCTGGTGTACATGACAGCAGCTGTTATTGTTGATAAATCCATGCTTTCTGGCGTTGAGGACCTTGCTACTTTGATGAGTGGTGACACCTCTGGTCAGAACTACGCTCGTGTTGCAGCTCGGTTTGCACGTTCTCACCTGCCTTATGCTGGTCTGTCTGGTCAACTTGGTAGCATTATTGATGCAAACAAAAAAGAAGCTCAGGAACTGACTGAGTTGTTTATTAAACGCGATGCAATTAGCAAGTCTACCTTACCTCCCAAATACGACATTTTGTCTAAGGACCGTACAGGCAAGCCCCTGGTGCATGATGCTCAGCATCCCTTGCTACGTTTGTTTAACGCTGTGAGTCCTGTACCTGTTGTTATTATTGATGGTGATCCTATACGTGAAGCTCTAGTTGAGATGCGCTACAACTTGCCTGAGACAATGAACAAAATCAATGGAGTGACTCTTAACGCTTACGAGCGTTCTCAGTTGCAAAAGTACATGTCTATGGGTAAACTGCGTTCAAAGTTAGAGAAGGTTATCCTTGACAACAAGACATGGCGTGATGGCTTAGACAGGTATAAGGCTAATAACCTTAGAATTAGTGAGGGTGCTAGCCTTTACGAAGCTCAGTTCTATCAAATTGTTGATGGTATCTTTAGAGAAGAGAAAAAAATTGCTGTTGAACGCATGAAGCGTGAAATTCCTGAGCTTGGTGAGCGTATTGAAGCTCGTAGAGCTAACCAGCAAGCTGTCAAAACCGGACGCTATGAGCTTGTTGAAAAGCTTAAACAGCATGGCATCTGATTCCACACCCAACCAGTTCTTAATTACCATGAGTAATGGCAGTTACAAAGAAAACTTACACCCAATCGGGTAATACAACTCAATATAATGTACCTTTTGAGGTCATTGCAGCTGCTGATATTGATGTCTACATCAACGGTGTGCTGCAACTCCAACAGAATACTACTTCAACTGCCGACGCTTCGCATCCCCAGGTGGTCTCCGGTGAGATCACCCAGGGGACTGCCCTAACCAACTACACGGTTGCGTCAAATAACGCTACATTTACTTTTAATGCTGTTCCTGCAGCTAGTGCGTTTATTATCGTTGAGCGTACGACCGACTCTACTGGTCTTGCTACCTTTGTTAACGGCTCTACAATCCGTGCAGCTGACCTGAACGAGTCTTTTGAGCGTGTTCTCTTTATCGCAGAAGAAGGAACTAACGTAGCTCGTGAAGCCCTGGTTGCTTCTGACGATGAGGATGATGCATTTGACGCCAAGAATTATAAGATTATCAACCTTGCTAACGGAACGGACGATGATGACGCCGTTAACCGTGCTCAGCTTGGTAAAGTTATTACAGATGACCTGATTGGAGGTAACGGTGTTACCCTTACCGACGCATCTGGTGGTTCTAACTCAGGTAAACAGACCACTATTTCTGTTCCTGACAGTACTGCTAGCGTAAAAGGTCTAGTTAAACTAAACTCTACTACCCCTATCACCACCACTTACAACAGTGCAGGTGATGTAACTCTGTCTATTGCAGACGATTCTATCGACCTTGACAAGATCAAGGACGAAGACCTTATTACTTATGCAGAACAGAACGCAGGTACCGTAACTCCTGCAGATACCAACCTGTTTACTGCAAGTGCAGCTGCACGTCGGTTTGACACTCTTGTCCAGACCGGTACTCCTACTGGATCTGACTGGGAAACTGGTAAAACCTGGCTGCAAAACGATGCTGAACTGACCCTTTCTGTCTGGAATGGTAGTGCATGGACTGGTATTGCGTCTGGTGGTACCTTTACTAACCAACCTAAAGTGGTCTATGTGGACGCTTCTGCTGGTGATGATAACAATGATGGTCACCGGATTAGCCGTCCTAAGCTGACGATCAAAGCTGCTGTCCAACAAATCAACGCTGATGCTACCTATGGTGATGGTAGTGTGGTTGTTGTGGCTCCTGGTGTGTATCAAGAGGCTTGTCCTATTGATATTACTAAGGCTAACGTTTCTATTGTTGGCACTGCACTCCGTAGCTGTATTATTCATCCTACGGTAGCTACTGAGAACAGCGTGATGTTCCGTGTTAACAGCGGTACATTCCTGCAAAACTTGACCTTTACTGGTATGAAGGCTGGTTCAGGTACTGGCAACGCTCTTGATGCTGTCCTGCCTACTGTACAAGGTTGGAACGTTGCGTTCTACCCTGGTTGTACGATTACCAAATCACCTTACATCCAGAACTGTACCAACTTCTCAGACTCTGAGATTGACAACAATAACATCAATGTAATTACCCCTGGTGGTGGTGCAGCTGGTGATACTGACAACGCACCTACTGGTGGTGGTCTGCTGATTGACGGTTCTGTGCCTGCAGTTACCAGTCCGTTGCGGTCTATTGTTGCTGACAGCTATACCCACGTTGGTCTCAATGGTCCTGGTATCCTTGTTACTAACAACGGTTATGCTCAGTGTACTTCTAGCTATGCGTTTTTTAACAAGTACCACATCAAGTGTCTGAATGGTGGTCAAGCTAACCTGGCTGCATCTACCACTGACTTTGGTGAGCGTGCTTTGGTTGCTGATGGTAAGTCCCCTAACGCTATCTTTACCTCTAACGTAGATGGTGCAGCTAGCTCTGGTGCTATTTCTTTTAATGTTAATGAGCCTACTACTGGTACCGGTTGGTTTGGAGATACAAACCGTCCCGCTAGCAACATGTTGGTGACTGTTAATAGTGTTACCTATCCTATCCTTTCTGCTGTTGCTAACACTGACAGCGAAGGTGGTAATGGATGGACTGTTACTATCAGCCGTCCTGATCCTAACAACCGTAGCACTAACCTTGGTCTTAATGGTGCTGTAGCAGATAACCTTGCTGTAGAGTTCTTCCTGCGCTCACAGATTGCTTCTAGTGGTCACACTATGGAGTATGTCGGTAGTGGGATGGACTACCGTGCATTGCCTGAAAACGGTGGTGTACCGGACGAGACCAAACAGATTACTGAACTTAATGACGGTAAGATCTGGACTGCTATCACTGATCACAACGGTAAGTTTAAGATTGGTGGTAACCAGACCGATGACCCGTTCTTTGAGGTAGACCAACAGCTTGGTTTCGTTACCATTCCTGAGGGTTCTATTGCATTTAACCTGCTGTCAGATCTGACGCCACAGCTTGGTGGTGATCTAGATGTTAACGGTAAGAAGATTGTCAGTGACAGCGGTAACGAAAACATTGTCATTAGTCCACACGGCACTGGCACTGTTGACCTTGAGTCTAGCCGTATTACCAGTGTTACCGATCCTACTGGTGGACAAGATGCTGCAACCAAGAACTATGTAGATACGACAACAACTGCTAACCCAATCTATGTAGCCGCCGCTGGTGACACCATGTCAGGTGATCTGGCGATGGGTACTAATAAGGTTACTGGTGTTGGTGATCCAACTGCTAATCAAGATGCAGCAACTAAAACGTATGTTGACACTGCTGACGCTACTAAACTGCCTCTAGCAGGTGGCACGATGACTGGTGCCATTGCTATGGGCACTAGCAAAATTACTGGTCTTGGTAACCCTACGGCTGCACAAGATGCTGCTACCAAAACCTATGTAGATACCAACTTTGTTGATCAAACAGCTTCTGACGGTTCTGCAAACCTGCCTGTAGGCACAACTCAACAACGTGATACGTCACCTGCTGCAGGCATGATCCGTTACAACAGCACCCTTGGACAGTTTGAAGGTTACACTTCAACTTGGGGAGCTATTGGCGGTGGTGCAACGGGCGGAGGTAGTGATACGTGGGCTGTCGAACATGACAACACCATTACTGCTTCTTACACCATTGGCACTGGCAAAAACGTTATTAGTGCTGGACCTTTGACGGTCAACTCCGGTGCAACTGTCACCGTACCTTCTGGCTCTACCTGGACTATTGTTTAATTATGACTGTAAAAATTGACGGTACTAATACAGTTGCAAACCCAGCGTTTACCGGCGCTGACACAGATACGGGTTTGCAGTGTGGAACAAATGAGGTAAAGCTGGTTACAGGCGGAACGGCACGAGCAACTATAAACAGCTCTGGACAACTTGGCATCGGAACGGAATCACCACAAGGTGAAATGCATTTACATGCTGGAGACTCGAATGGTTTCTTGCGCATGACAAACACCACTACTGGAGCAACCAGTGCCGATGGTGCGTTGTTTCAGATGAATGGCAACGACCTGAATATAAACAACCTAGAGTCTGGTAATTTTATTTTTTACACCGCTGATACCGAGCGGATGCGGCTGCTTTCAACTGGTGGTCTAACCTTCAAAGGTGACACTGCTGATGCAAACGCTCTCGACGATTATGAAGAGGGCGAATGGACGCCAGCTGCTCAGCAATATGACGGCACAATAACAATCAATAGCGCTGATTACGTCAAAGTTGGGCAGTTAGTTCATGTAAGCATGTATATTTCCTTTAGCAACACATCTGATAGTAGTGACATCAATATCACTGGATTGCCCTACACCGTAGCGGGCGATGGAAATAACCATTATTCATTGTTTACAGCACACACCAATGGAAATTTGCCTAACTTTCACTTAAGACCGCAAGGCACAACCAATCAGATGCTGGGAGTATATTTGAGCGGTGGCAACGGTGACGACAAGCCGAATTACTCCGATGTTGCAAGTAAATTTATCATTATGGGCGGTACTTATCGCTGTACCCCTTAATTGCCTAAACCTATTTCGTCTGGAGGACGTTCTTAATGGCTATTACAAAACGACTCGAATACAAAGAAGAAATCCTGCCTAATCAGGTCATCCAAATCCGCACCACCACCGTCGTCGAAGAGGATGGTGTTGAGCTGGGACGCAAGCATCACCGCCACGTTGTTGTCCCTGGCGACGACGTGACTGGTGAAGCGCAGGAAGTGCAAGACATTGCTAATGCACTGTGGACTGCTGATGTCATTGCTGCATATCAGGCTTCCGTTGCGGAGGCTCCATGAGCATTAAACTAAAAGGAAGTACAGACGGGAGCGTAACACTACAGGCTCCCGCCGATACCAGCCCGACTGGTACGGATAAAACATTTACGTTGCCGACTCAAGATGGCACGTCTGGACAGGTTCTGGAAACAAATGGATCTGGCGCTTTAAGCTTTGCTAATGTTGCACCATTTCTAGAAGCAGATCTTTGGCGTTTAACTGCTGATAAGCAGGGAGAAAATAACACTGTTTCGGCTAATCTTTCAAGACCTAATGACGCTACTTATGGTCGTATTGGCACCGGAATGTCTCAATCTTCAGGGATTTGGACATTTCCTAGGACTGGTCTTTATTTTATAATGTTTTCTGCAGCGTGGGTACACTCAAGCAACGATAACTGTGATCTTTCCTTACAAGTGTCAACAAACAGCGGCACTAATTGGGACGTAGTTTCTATTGTTTTTGACGGAAACCCATCTGGAGACGCAAGAACTGGACATTCTACAGGATTTAGTCTCGTTGACGTAACAAACACTTCTACTTTTCGAGTTAGATTTGTTACTGGGTCTGTAGATAGTAACAGTAGATTGTTAGGCAATCCTGATCAAAATGAAACCACTTTCTTGTTCGTTCGCATTGGAGATACCTGATTATGAGCACAATAAAAGTAACAAACATTGAACACGCATCAACCGGAGACGGTGGCATCCAGCTAGATAACGCTGGTCACGTCACCGTTGACGGCGTACAGATGCCGACTGCTGGTGCGTTGAGTAACAGAAATCTTGTGATCAATGGAGCCATGCAGGTCTCCCAGAGATCGACAAGTGAAACAGGGCAAAACAGTGTCGATGGTTACGTTGCACTCGACAG